TAGAAAAGAACGGGCGCAATCAATAGCAATGACCATCAATGGTTTAAGTATTGCGTTACGTGATCAGGCATTGACGCTGGATGAATATAAAAAGGAACTGCAAAAATTAGGCATACTACAATGAAACGAATATCAAAGGAAGAGCTTGAGCAGATCAAGAAAGAGATGGAAGAGAAGGAGAAATCCATCCGTGAACATAAAATCATTGAGAAATGAATATACCGCAATTCAATACCAAGAAAGAGCTATTTGCCTGGCTGGTCGAGAACAAGTCAGCCCTGATAGCGACTAAGAAGGGAGCCGTTAAGTTTGCCGATTCTATTGAATCCCCTTGCATTTTGCATGATGAACAAGGCGAAGTGATCAAGGCGAATGTCCCGGTCAGTGAAGACATTTCCGAGTTAAAAATTAAGGTGGTTATCAATACTACCAATTTACTTGATAATCATGGTGATGTTCATATCCCCGGATTATGGAAGAAATCGCTCAGAGAGAATAAGAACCTGATGCACCTCCAAGAACATGAGATGAAGTTTGACCATATCATTTCAGACCGCAAGGATTTGAAGGCTTATACCGAAACAGTGACCTGGAAAGAGCTTGGTTTCAATTATTATGAAGGCGAAACCGAAGCCCTGATATTTGAGAGCAACGTGAAACAATCCCGTAATGCCGAGATGTTCAGGGAATATAAAGCCGGCAATGTCAATAATCATTCAGTCGGGATGAACTACGTCAAGATTCTGATGGCCGTCAATGATAAGGGTTGGCCGGAAGAGTTTGCCAACTGGAATAAATATATCGATCAGGTAGTAAACCGGGCTACAGCCGAAGAAAAGGGTTATTTCTGGCCGGTACTTGAGGCGAAGATAATCGAAGGCAGTGCTGTCCCGGCTGGTAGCAACTGGGCGACACCCACACTTGATAATAACATGAAGTCGGAGCCGTCTGAGGACACTCCAGAGCCGGGGCAGCCCACTCAATTGACTTCTGAAGAGATAATCAAACGAATCAAACAATTTTAAACTAAGTAAAATGGACGAAAAAGAATTAAATGCCTTACTCGAAAAGGTCGATGCCAAGGTTAAGGAGGGTGTCAAAGCAGAGATGCAGAGTGCCCTGACCGGAACTTTGAAAGCGGATGACCTGAAGACAAGGCTGGAAGAAATGGGGCTGAAGGGAGAGGAAATCAAAACCTTGACCGATGCTGCCAAAGTGCAGGGCGATAAGATCAATGAACTGATCGCCTCGCAGAAATCTAAAGAAGTCCCGGAAACTTTAAAGAGCAGAATCATTAAGGTTTTCCCGGAAATACAAAAACACGTCTTGGAAGGTGGAGGAAAATATAAATTTCCCGTCAATAAAACAACTATTGGCTTAGCCTCCATTACCAGTGATCCACAAGGGATGGTCATACCTGGACTTGTAGCGATGGCATCTCAGGCAAATAATATTGCGCCTTCGCTGAATCGTTTTACGTTGACCCCGGATGATCATGGCGTGATTTACTGGACAGACCAGACGACCAGGACGAACAATGCCGCTGCCCGTTCCGATGGGAGTGCTGCCGCAGAACAGGTCTATGCCTGGACAGGATATTCAGAAACGGTGGACAATGTTACAGCTATGGTTCCTGTTCACAAGGAAGCCTTGAAACATATCAGCGTAATGGAAGATGCAATCAAGGAATTGTTACAGGATGATTGCGCAGTCGCTCTTGATGGATATTGCTATACCGGATCAGGAACGGCACCACAGATCGGCGGGTTGTATACAAGAGCATCAGCTTTTGTTCCTGCAACCTATATCGCAGCTGGTGGATTTGCCCCGAAGGATGCCAATATGTATGATTTGATTGTATGTATGGCAGCTCAGATCATGAAGGCGAGTAAATATATCGTCGATCGTGCATGGGTGAACCCTTACGATGCCCTGAAGATGAAACTATGGAAAAACGAGATTGGCGCTTATACAATGCCTCCCTTCGTTGTTCCATCCCTCAATGGCCCGATTATCGTATCAGGAATGCAGATTATTGAAGCAAATTCAGTTACTGCCGGTACGCTTGTCGTTGGTGATTCAAGGAAAGCTCGTCTATATGATACCGGCGTTGCCGAGATTGAAGTCGGTTACGACCTGACCGGTGATTTTTCAAAGAGGATTCTATCAATCCTTGCTAATCTGGAATGCTCCCTGCTTATCCGTAATGCGGAAGTGGATGCCTTCCTAAAGTCAACCGATATCGCCGCGAATATTGCGTCAATCACAGCAGAAGTAGCATAAGGAGGTAAGACAATGAGAAAGTTAATTATGGTTTTAGCTTTGATGTTCGCAATAGTTGCGATTTCCGAAGCGCAGATTCTTACCACTAACCTTCCGAAAGGAGTGAGTTACGTGAATGTGAATACCGATTACACTCTGACAAATACCACGGCTGCTTACTGGCAAATCAATACCCAGCCGGAATGGTATACAGGGCAGACGGTCATTGTTAATCTGGATAGCTTGACCGGCAATCACACTAATATTGCTGTGAATTTATGGGGTCGTGTTTCTGATCAATTAGATTGGACGCAGATCGGAAGTACGGTTAATTATCTTGGAAGGACAGCAACACATGACACGACGATTACGATCACTAATGCAACTGAAGTACTATACCGGCAATATAAGTTATTGATTACTGGAACCGGGACGGGTACGACAAAAATCGATCGTATGGAGTTCAAGTTTTATAACGGCACAATGTAACACCGAAGAAGATGATAACGAGTTATTTAAAATTGGACTGGAGAGGTTTGAAAAAGGGGACGGCGATTAATAAAAGCCCGTTGCTTACCAAGATAATGTTAAAACGTGGTATCGTATCGCTTGAACCGATTGCAGAACCAAAACCAGCCAAGACAGCAAAGAAGAAATGAGCAACATCGTTGACAAGTCATTATTTACAGGGGAATATCTCATCCCTAATACCGTCACCGGCTCGGCTACTGAATCGGCATTATTGGCAGCAATAACGATCTATGAGAAGGAAATCCTGATCAAGTTGCTTGGCCGTTCATTGTACGATCTATTCATCGCCGGGCTGGCAGCGGGATCTCCACTCGCTAAATGGACTGACCTCAGGGATGGCAAGGATATGACTTTCACTGTCAATGGTTACATGGTAACGGTTCATTTTGAGGGAGTCAAGAAGTTAATCGTTCCTTATGTATATTATTATTACAGGAGAAATGAGGCTACAATGACGGGCGGTATGTTCGATGTTTCTGCTAAAGCGGAAAATGGGACTGCTATATCGCCTTACCTTAAAATGGTCAATGCCTGGAACCGGCTGATTGAATTATATGGCGATCTGCCTGATTGGTGGATCACACCTGATGAAATCAACAGTTATGAACATTATGATGACTTGCCGACAGCTTATAACTTCCTGCTTGTAAACAAAGCGGATTACACCGGATGGAAATATACACCTTTACAGCATATCAATGAGTTTGGTATCTGATAATAGCATCGCAGTAGTTGATATCTTCGCCCAAATCGTGACGAATACGAAGGATACGGGGACCATCAACACATGGACACCCGGAGCGACGAATGATGTCTTTACTATCAATGCCGGTCATAAGCTGGCCGTCGGTGATATTATTACGATCAACTATACCATGATATCAACACCCGGGACTATTTATGCGATCGAAAGAGAAGTTATTGTAAGGACGAGTGCGACGGTTTTTGAAACGCTAAAACTTTTCTCGAAACCGGTTACTGAGACACCTACAATTTACACTGCCAAATGTCCATATTTTATGCACGGCCATTATCTTGAAATCGCCAATACACTGAATGAGAAGTCAACTGGTACGGGATTATTGGCTTACCAAAAGTTCCCGGCCATTATTCTCATCCAGGATTTCAAGGAGACCAGGGACAGCATCAAATATTATTCCCATCTGACCGATCTGACAGTGATCATTGCGACGGCTTCACGACCGGAATGGAAAGCAGCAGATAG